CAACCAGAACCTTTTGATATATTTATAGATCCTAAGTCAAGAGATATGCTTTTCCGTGATGCAGCCTTTGTTATGATTCGCAAGGTATTACCTAAGAATCACCTAATGAAGATATTTCCTGATCAGAAACGTAAAATTGCTAATTCAACTAGTGATGATCAGTCTCAAGCTACGTATTCAGTAAGATCCTTAGATCAAGAACAGAAATTATTTACATACAATGATGATGTAGATTCAGATATAGCAATAACTGCCAAGGGAGAGCAAGATCAATTAGTTGAATTCTTTGAAATGTATGAGAAGATTAAGGTTTCTTATATGAATTTATTCTATCGTATCCCACCCGATGAAGAGCAGTTAAAGATTATAAAGCAGCAGGCTAATGTACAGATGAAAGAAATGCAGTCTGAAATGGAAGTACAGCTATTAGAGCAACAACGACAAATGGAGGAGGCAGTCCAAGCTGGTGAAATGCTCCCAGAGAGATATGAACTTGAAATGCAGAAAGCTCAGGAGATGATGGTACAGCAACTACAGGTAGCTGAGCAGGAAATTATGAGTCAGCTTCAAGCAGAAGCATCTAAGATTGAAAATAAAGTTGTTACTGAAAAAGAATTTAACATCTTAATGAAGGATCCTCAAATAGCTAAGAATGTAGTGGATCAGGTACAGTTCTACTCTACTCGTGTAAAGCAGACTTGTCTAGCAGGTGATAAGCTTTTATATGAGCAAGTTCTACCTGATACTATTAAAGAGTATCCATTAGTTCCATTTCATTATAAGTGGACCGGAACTCCATATCCGATATCAGCTGTCTCACCACTTATTGGTAAACAGCAGGAAATAAATAAAGCACATCAGATTATGGTACATAATGCTTCATTAGGCTCTAGTCTTCGTTGGATGTATGAAGAAGGCTCTATTGATGCTGAGATATGGGAAAAATACTCTTCCAGTCCAGGAGCTTTACTTCCAATTAGACCTGGAGTTGAGAGACCTACTCCAGTAATCCCAGCTCCTCTTGCTAGTGCCTTTTTCCAGATAGTTCAAGAAGGTAAGGGTGATATGGAGTATTTGGCTGGTATATATAGCTCTATGATGGGAGATAGTTCTCAAGCAGGAGAAACTTATCGTGGCATGCTGGCTTTAGATGAGTATGGTACTAGACGTATAAAGCAATGGATGAGTACCTCTATTGAACCTGCTTTACGTCAATTAGGAACTATGGTGCTTCAATTCTCACAATCTACATATTCAGCCTATAAACGGTTTAGATTGATTCAACCTTCTGCTATTCAAGAAGGAAGAGATCAGGAAGTAAATATTCCTATCTATAACGATATGGGAGAAGCTATAGGTAAATCAATGGACATAGCTACAGTTAAGTATGATGTTCGTATTATTCAGGGATCTACACTACCTATCAATAGATGGGCATACTTAGAAGAATTAAAGCAACTAATGCAGCTTGGTGTAATAGATGATATAGCTGTACTTGCTGAAACTGATCTAAAGAATAAGGAAAATATTGTAAAAAGGAAATCATTATATGCACAGTTGTCGGGGCAAGTTGAACAGCTTAATGAGGCGGTCAAAGATAAGGACGGCACGATTGAGACCCTTGAAAGACAATTGGTACAAGCTGGCATTAAACAAAAAGTTATGCAGGCCGATGTTGAGATTAATAAAAAGAAAGAAGAAGTAAAATCTCAGATGGGTAAGCAGTATATTGAAACAGAAGGAAAACAAAAATTATTACGGAATGTAATGTCTAATAATGTAGAGTCTCAGAAGCAGCAAGCAGGCAATATGTTACAGTCTGTAAAAAATAGTTTGGAAAGTAATTCCAAAGAATAGTACATTACGCACATTGACCAATTCTAAAAGGAGATATAATGGCAGAAGAACAAGGTAACCCTGAGATCGGAATGCAAGCAGATTCATTAGAAGCTGCAGAAGCACAGCAAACCGATGCAGGCTCCTCGGATTTTTTCAACCAACTCGAAAATGAAGTTAATGGTGGAATAATAGATAACACTGAGGTAACCCAAAATCAAACAAGTGGCTCCGAACAGGTAACCCACGTACAACACGATGATGGCTCCAATAACGTGAAACAGTCTTCAGATGACAGCACAGACTGGAAAAAGAGATACGAAGATAGTAGTAGAGAAGCTGTCCGCTTGTCAGAACAATACAAATCGGTTGAACCTTTTGTACCAGTTCTGGAAGCGATGAAGAACGATAGTGGATTAGTAGATCATGTTAGGAACTATTTGGTGAAAGGTGGCCAACCAGAAAAGTCAATTCAAGACCATCTCGGTCTTGATGAAGACTTTATGTTCGACCAGCAAGAAGCAATGACAGATCCTGATTCTGATAGTGCTAAACTAATGAATGCTCATGTAGATAGGATGGTACAAGGAAGAGTTGGACAGATGATCCAAGCTGAAAAGCAAAGGGCTCAACAAATTCAGCAAGCCAATACCAGAGTAACTGAAGAGCAGACATTTAGAGATAAGCATAAGATGTCAGATCAAGATTTTGAAACATTCAAAGCTAAGGCTCAGGAGCATGTAATGACATTAGATGATGTTAATTACTTGTTAAACCGGAACCAGAACAATGAGAATGTAGCAAATTCTACAAAGAAGGATATGTTAAACCAAATGAAGAATGTCAGAAACATGCCTACTTCCGCATCGGGAGCAAACAATCAAGACCCAGGAAGATCAGAGTCAGACGAAGTGTTTGATGCGATAAAGGGTCTTGATGATGGTGTTGACAACTTGTTTGGTTAGGCTTATATAAAATTTATGTAGTCTATCCGAACTTAATCCTAATTAAGGAGATAGACAAATGGCGGATATTCTTAATGTAACCGGTAGTAATTATACTGACGGTTCCATAGAGAGAGGTGAATCCTCAGTCCAGCTTAATACAGGTGCTCTTCGCAGAAAGTATAACTTTGGCGATAAAGTGTCTGAATTGGCTTTGGCTCAGGATCCATTCTTTCGATTCGTAAGTATGGTTTCTAAGAAACCGACCGATGATCCTTCTTTTAAGTTTACAGAGAAGCGATCTTCTTACACTAAAAGATATGCATATTTATCCGATTATAGCAGTTCTGCTATATCGTCACCTGCAACTGATGTGACAAGTGCGTCACCGGATCCTGCAGCTGCGGATGTATATTCTTTTAGTTTTTTCACAGACTATAATGCTAATGGTAATAACCAGAATATTTATGGTCAAACAATAACCCTTGCTGAAGGAGTAAAAGGTACCCAGCCTAAATTCTTCATTCCGGGACAAATCATAAAGATACCAGTAGGTGCAACAAACACTCTCAATAATCTTGGTTCAGAATTATCTGACTATACATTATGGAAAATTAATTCTGTAGACCTTGATACATATGCAGAGGCTGCAACAGCCAATAGTGCAACTGTTAATAAGGCTATTGTTAATGCAACCTGTATAAAGGCACCTGCAACTAGTAACTTCATGCAAGCTACCACAACTAGCTCAACCATTGGAAATGGTGAAGCTGGATTGGGTCATGCTGCTACATTGGCATCTAAAAGCCAGGCTACTGAAGATCTTGAGCCTTTTAAATGTTATGTAGTTGGTACTGCTTTTGCTGCAGGTTCTGGTTATCCAGAGTCTTGGCAAGATCAGCCATACAGTACTGGACATGGTCAAACTCAGATCTTTAAAACATCTGCAGCTATGAACAATACTGACCGTGCTACTGTATTGAAGTATGAGGGCAATGAATGGGCACGTATCTGGAAAGAGAAGCTCATTGAGCATAAATGGGATATTGAAAATGCACTTCTATTTGGTAGTCAAAGTTCTACTTATAATACCACTGAAGGTGCAGTAAACTTTATTTCTAGTTATGGAAATACTTTCAGCCTAACATTAGCAACTAAATCTCAAGATGCATTTCTTGACGATATGTCGGCTTTGTTAGATCCAAGATATAATAATGCTACCTCAACTGTATTCTTCTGTCAGACAGCAGTTTACAATTGGTTGCATAAATTATCTGGATACTTTGCAAATAATGTTGGTAGTGTGGTTCCGCAGTCAGGAAATACTACTCCCTCACCGGGAATAGGTACTGATGCTGGGAATGGCTATGCTAACTTTGCATTGAGTGGCAAAAAGAAAGTATTTGGTGTTGATATTACAACAATCTCAACTGTATATGGTGACATGAATGTTGCACGTAATGTGCATCTTGATGGAACTACAGTTAAGATGTTGGGTATTAATATGAAATATTGTGCGTACAGACCATTAGTTGGTAATGGTATTAACAGAGATACTGGGATTTACGTGGGAGTTCAAACTTTAGAGAACTCTGGTGTCGACCGTAGAGTAGATCAAATCTTAACAGAAGCGGGGATGGAATGGAGTTGTCCTGAAACCCACGCTATCTGGACATAAGGAGATAAATCATGGCAAATCCATTATATGGACAAAATAAGGCTGATGATGCTATAGACTTTGCATTAAATGCAAGTAGTGGCCAATCGTTTAGCACTGTTGTAGTCGCTGGCGATAATGCTCAGTATGGTACAGCAGCAGCTCCTATGGGTAAATCTCATATGAACAGAACAATAGTTCAGGGGCATGCCAATGGTCTTGATCTTTGGCTTCCGTCTATTGATGCTAGTGATGCTGGTTTATGGCTTCAGATAATATCAGGAGTATCTAATAGTGGTGCGTCTACTGTTGTTACTGCTGCTTCTGGAGACTTGCTGGTAGGTAACACTATTGCTACTAAAGCTGCAGATGCTGTTGCTAATGCTGTTTACTTTGCAGCTGACGGCTCTGATGATCTTATATTTACTTGGAATGGTACAACTACTGGTGGTTTAATTGGTAGCGAGGTATTCTTTCAGGCAAATAAAGATGGTTACTGGTATGTAAAATCAGTAGCTAATGGAAGTGGTTCTTTAGCCACTCCATTTAGTTAATAAGTAACTAAAATATACCTGCCCCCTCTATTGAGATATGGGGTCTCTTCTAGAGGGGGTGGGTACCTTAGGAAAAATTTATGGCATTTCAAGATCAAGTAGAAGACATAACTTCGCTCTCTGTATCTGATACAGGTGAGCTTTCTCAATTTTTAAAAGACGGTGTGATAGATGTCACTAGTAGGTGGCTTCTTGTTAGACCTCAAGATATCTCTGTGTTCTCAAGAGAGAGTGCAGAAACTACGTCAAATGCTTCATTAGATATTAATGGAGCACAAATTATTTCTGTTATACGTGAGAATGGTACTAACAATCAATGGCGTAATTGCAGACAAATATTCCCTGCAGAACAATATGATGTAACAGATACAGAAAGTTTAAGCTATGCATCTAAATATAATCCTGCATTTATGATTGGAGATAATGGGCAAATTAGTGTGTTTCCTACTCCAGGTACAACTACAGATGCTTTTAAGGCTTATTATGTTAACAATGTACCTGTAGATAAATCAGGTGCAGCTTTAATTCATTCTCATAGTGATATAGGTTATTTTGCAGATGATAAGGTTTATTTAGTAGTTATGTATGCAGGTATAAGACTCTTACAGGCTACAATGGGCAACAATGTAATCTTGCTTACTTCTGTCCCCCCTGATGTACCTACTTTATCTACAGTTAGCTTTAGTGAATCAAATGCTTTAAGTATTACTGCTACTGAGCCTACAGCAATATCTCTTACTACTGTTAATTATGATAGTACTTTAGCTGCAACTCCATCTACAGTGTTATCTTCTCTTACTGCTCCAACATATACAAAACCATCTACTGCTGTGGTATCTGTTCCTCCAGATATACCTACTTTAGCTACAGTTAGTTTT